TTCAGCTCTTTTCTTTGCATCTTCTTCATTATCAAAGATGTCATCATCCATTGCGGCTTTTTGTTCACTGGATTCATAAATTGCTTCTTCTCCAGATTTTATAGCGAGTGTATAAGTTTCTCTGTTAGCACCAACTAGTACTGGACTAACTTCGTAAACTTCTAAGTCCTTTAAAAAACGAACATCATACTCTAATTCCTCTTCACCATCTTTTTGAAACTTTCCGGACTCGTAGTCATTAATTCTGAATCCAAAAGACCATTCTTGTAAACTACCCATTTCTTTTGCAAGATTGTATGCTTCACGACCAGCCTCAGTTTCCATAAAGAAACTTCCTCTAAATGTTGCTTTCTCGTCATCTGACTCTATAACGCCTTTACCAATTGGTTGGTCCCATTTGTGAGCAAACACCATAGGTACTTGATTGTCTTTGAATCCGGATTTTATTGAACCCGGTAGAACAACGTCACCGTCTGTGTCAACGTTGTTAAAAACAGAAAATACTGCTTCTACTTTTCCTTTTTCATCATCGATTGTTTTGAATTCTATTTGTTTTTTAAATTTGTCACTCATACTCGCCTCTTATAAAAAATATACCTTTCTATATAATATACTATTTTAACCTGTTAAATCGTCCCTGTCAGAGTTAATGATTTCATTAGCTTTCTTAGCTCTATCTCTTTCTTTTTGCTTTTGCTCATTAACTATTTTCTTCATAGCAGATACACCAGACTTTGTAACGCCTCCCCATTTCATAACAGCAATTATGCCATTAAGACGAGTGTTGCCTTGATGTCTAGCCATAAAACTTTCTCTTCTTTTTACCCAAGATAAAACTGCTGGACTTCTATCTCCTGCTTTATACTTTGTCCAATTCCTATAAGCATCATTACCAGTAAATGAAGTTGGAGGATTACCACCGGTGCCTGCTCTTCTCCATATTCTTGGATAATTTTCTTTTAGGTCATCAACATATTTTTTATCTGGAAATTGTTTAAACTTTGAATTACTTAAACTAAGTTTTTGATTGTCACCTGATGAAGGAAAGTTTGTTAAATCATCTTTAGCTTTTTCCTCTTTACGCCAATCTTTTATAGCTTTTAATCTACCAAATGGCATTGTGACATTTCTATCTGTTTTTTTATGTGTGCCGTTTTCCATAATTGCCCATACTGTCATAGTTGCTTCTTTCTTTTCACCATTAACAGAAATAACTACACCGTGAACAGTTGATGGTGGGTCTGGTTCTTTAGGTATTGACCAACTTACTGTTTGACCTACTCTAACAGATTGTAATTTCATTCCTTTTTTAGAACTTAGTGGATGACCACTTGGAAGTAAATCTTGGTCAAAAGCAGTTCTAGGGAATTTACCTTTTAATCCTTTTAAGAAAGCATTAACTCTGGCTACGCCCCACTGGGTTGCTGAAGAAACATTACCTCTGACTGAAGATGGGTTACCCCTATATGCACCAACGCCTCTTCTGAACACTGCGGCAAGCATTCCGTAAGTAGCTCTATACTTTGGGTCTTTAGCATTATGGTCTTTAACTTTCTTTTGTAATACTTTTTTAACTTTAGCAGATATAGGTGCTTTTTCTTCCATATCAAAATCTCCTTCTGAAGCTTTAAACTCCATACTTAAATCAATAGTAATTTGCTTTTTCTTTTTAGGTTTTTTAACGATTCTAGTTCTTCTAACCTCGGGTGGGAAAGCACCAGTATTCAAACTAGCTTTACCATTTTCATCTATTGAAATCTTTGGTTCTTCATCTTCAGATGGTTGTGCTGGGGCTTGTGGCTCCTCTTGTGAGG